ACATCGGCAATTGATACAGGTGTTTCTGCTGCAGAAATTTTATTATTCCTAGATGCTCCACTTGCTACAGGAGCACACATCTTCAAATCACAACCAGGCGGCAATTCGATTGCTCTTGTATGTAAAGAAACTGGAACAATAAGTGAATCATCAAATACTCCTATTGCAACCTATGTAATTGCACAAGATGGTTCTATCAATCTAGATTTGACCGATTATAGAATTGTTATTTCTCCTGGAAGTATTATTACAGTTGCTATTAAGTCTTCAGCAGCATTAAATAGAACGGACACTTCTTTAATTTGGGAAGTAGATTAAAAAAGGAGTTTCGTTATGAGTGACGTATATCTTGGCAATCCACTATTAAAAAAAGCAAATACTCCTATTGAGTTTACTCAAGATCAAATTGAGGAATTCATCAAGTGTAAGGAAGATCCTGTTTACTTTGCAAATAACTATATTAAAATTGTTTCTTTGGATGAGGGTCTGACACAGTTTCATCCCTATGATTTCCAAGAGAAACTAATTAATAGGTTTCATGAGCACAGATTTAACATCTGTAAGATGCCTCGTCAGACTGGCAAATCTACGACTGTTGTATCTTATCTACTTCACTATCTTATTTTTAATGATAGCGTCAATATTGGTATTCTGGCAAACAAAGCAGCGACTGCAAGGGAATTGTTACAGAGACTTGCAACTGCTTATGAGAATTTACCAAAATGGATGCAGCAGGGTATTATATCATGGAATAAAGGTTCTATCGAATTAGAAAATGGCAGTAAGATATTGGCAGCTTCTACGTCTGCAAGTGCTGTCCGAGGTATGTCATTTAACATCCTCTTTCTCGACGAATTCGCGTTCGTCCCAAATCACATTGCTGACTCGTTCTTTGCATCTGTTTATCCTACTATTACTTCTGGTAAAAGCACCAAAGTAATTATGGTTTCCACCCCTCACGGGATGAACCATTTTTATAGGTACTGGCATGATGCAGAGAAGGGAAAGAATGAATACGTTCCAACTGACGTTCATTGGTCAGAAGTTCCTGGACGTGATGAGAAGTGGAAAGAGACTACGATTGCAAACACATCAGAAGCACAGTTTAAGGTTGAGTTTGAATGTGAGTTCTTAGGTTCTGTCGATACTCTGATTGCACCATCAAAACTCAGGAGTCTTATTTACGATAATCCAATTAAACGCAATGCCGGATTAGATGTTTATGAAGAATCAAAACAAAATCACGATTATGCAATTACTGTTGATGTAGCAAGAGGAGTTAGTGAAGATTATTCTGCTTTTGTTGTGGTAGACATTACAGAATTTCCCCATAAGATAGTTGCGAAGTATAGGAATAATGAAATAAAACCAATGTTATTCCCAAACATCATTTATGAGGTGGCGAGAAGTTATAACAGTGCCTTTATTCTTTGTGAAGTTAATGACATTGGAGATCAAGTAGCAAGTATTCTTCAGTATGACTTGGAGTATCAAAACCTTCTTATGTGCTCTATGAGAGGTAGAGCTGGTCAGATTGTTGGGCAGGGTTTTTCTGGAAAGAAAACTCAACTTGGCGTCAAGATGTCCAAGACAGTTAAGAAAGTTGGTTCTCTCAATCTCAAGACGATGATTGAAGAAGATAAACTCATCTTCAATGATTATGAAATTATCTCCGAACTTACCACTTTCATTCAAAAGCATAATTCATTTGAAGCAGAAGAAGGATGTAATGATGACTTAGCAATGTGTCTGGTCATTTATGCCTGGTTAGTTGCTCAAGACTACTTCAAAGAACTTACTGACCAAGATGTTCGCAAGAGACTTTATGAGGAGCAAAAGAATCAAATTGAGCAGGACATGGCACCATTCGGTTTTATGGATGATGGTCTAGGAGATACTAGTTTTGTTGATAAAGATGGAGATAGATGGTTTACCGATGAGTATGGAGACATGTCTCACATGTGGGAGTATTTGTGATGGATGTAAATGATCATTTTAATTTAGAGCATCTTTATCTCACTGAAAGAACTTGTAGAGTGTGTGGAGAAACTAAAGATTTAATTGATGGATTTTATAGAACTAAGAAGAAAAATTATAATGCATCTTCATATTCTTACGAATGCAAAAAATGTACTATAAGTAGGATTATGGAGACTAGAAAATTAAGACCAAAGAAAAAATCTTTAAATTCTAACTGGGAATATCCAGATTGGTAGTTCACGCACAGTTTCCTCTCCTGAAATAGTACTTTTTAATAAATAAATTTAGTTAATCTGAGATCAACAAGGAGAGAAACATGGCGACTCCTCAATTATCTCCTGGTGTATTAACCAGGGAGGTTGACCTAACAATAGGAAGAGCTGATAATGTACTTGATAACATCGGTGCTATTGCTGGACCATTTACAATCGGACCAGTTGATGAACCAATTAATATTTCTACCGAGCAACAGTTAATTGATGTATTTGGAAAACCAAATAATTTAGATGGTCAGTATGAGTACTGGATGAGTGCTTCTTCTTTCCTCTCCTATGGCGGAGTAATGAAGGTAGTAAGAACTGATGGAAACGACCTCGTAAATGCTAATGCTAAGAGAGTTCTCAGTGGAGAAATTATTTCTGCTGACGGTGTAGGAATTGGAACAACTAGTTCAGACTTTGTTTCCGATACTTATTCAATTTCCAGCGGCGATGCATCAGTAACTTATGGTGGTTCTGGAGAAAATGCAACTTTCCAAGTTGTAGTTTCTGGCATCACAACTGCAGATGTTGCAGTCACAGTCACTAATGGAGGTACTGGATTTAGTGATGATGAACAGATCATCATCGACGGAACTGCATTTGGAGGTTCTGGAGATTATGACCTTACATTTAGTGTAAATGGAGTTTACAGCGACAACCAAGAAGGTTCTTCTGTTGTAGGTAATGCTTCACTTAAGATTAAGAACTTTGACGACTACAACGCAAACCATTCTGACGACAGCAAGAACTATGTTTTTGCAGCAAAGAACCCTGGTTCTTGGTCAAATGGTCTGAAAGTTTGCTTCATTGACGACAAAGCAGACCAAACAATTAAACTGGGAGCAAGTGTTCTTCAAGCAGTTGGTGCTGGTGGAACCGCAGTTGGTCTTGGTGTTAGTGTTGCAGTTGCTGATGCAGTTCTTCCTGGAGCAGGAACAACTTCATCTTTCACTGGATACCTCAAAGGTATTGTAACAGGTCAAAGCGAAGATTCTATCGACGTTAAGATTGTTGAGAGAGTAGATACTTCTACCGATACTGTTACTGCAATTTCCTATGATGAAAAGAACAGAGCAACTTCCATCAGAGATGGAGATACTGTTCAACTTATGAGTTCTGCTGGTGTTGCTTTAACATCAGTTACAACAGTCACTGATGATGTTTCTGATTGGTATGATAGTCAGAATTTGGCACTTGATAATACAACAATTTCTTGGAGATCAATTGCACCAAAACCAACTGATACTCAGTATGCAAATGATAGAAATGCAAGACATGACGCACTTCACGTTGTTGTAGTTGATGACACTGGAGACATCACTGGAATTCAGGGTAACATCTTAGAGAAGCACTTATTCCTCTCTAAAGCAACTGATGCAATTTCTGCAGTAGACCCAGCACTGAGAATTTGGTGGAAAGAGTATCTTGCACAGTATTCTGCCTTTGTTTATGCAGGAGACAATCCTTCAGATAACGGCAACTCCGAGAGAGTTTATCAAACATTCTTCGAAACTGATGCAACATCTTCAATCTATGATGATTGGAATGTAAATGATACTGCAGCAGATGGTCTCTGGAACCTGGCAGCTCAAGATGCTAAGTTCAGTGTAATGGGTAACGTTACTTATGAACTTGCTGGTGGTACTGACTACCTCGCTGGTCAAAATGGTAAGACTGGAAGTCTCAAAGCAACTCTTGGAGATTTGACATCTTCTTATCAACTCTTTGAAAACAAAGAAGAGGTTGAAGTTGACTACTTAATCATGGGTCCTGGTCTTGATACCAAGTATCTGTCTCAAGCAAAAGCAAACTATCTGATTTCTCTTGCAGATGCTAGAAAGGATTGTATTGCCGTCATTTCTCCTCACAGATACGATGTTGTTTCTGATCCAGATCCTTCTGCACCATCAGTAGCAAGATACCTGACAACGGAGCAAATTACTGACAACATTGTTGAGTTCTTCTCTCCAATTTCTTCATCTTCTTACGCTATTCTTGATACTGGTTATAAGTACACTTATGATAGATTCAACAACAAGTTCCGTTACATCCCATGTAATGCAGACGTTGCTGGTCTTTGCGTAAGAACTTCAATCTTTGCTTATCCTTGGTTCTCTCCTGCTGGACAGCAAAGAGGTGTTCTGAACAATGCAATTAAACTTGCATACAACCCAAATAAGGCACAAAGAGATAGACTTTATCCTAAGAGAATTAACGCAATCGTTAATAAGCCTGGATACGGTATTTTACTCTTTGGTGACAAGACTGCTCTTGGTTTCGCATCAGCGTTTGATAGAATTAACGTTCGCCGTTTGTTCCTCACCGTTGAGCAAGCACTTCAGAGAACTGCAGAGACCGTTCTGTTTGAACTGAATGATGAAATCACGAGAGCAAACTTTAGAAACATCGTCGAACCTTATCTCAGAGACATTCAGGCCAAGAGAGGTCTTTATGGTTATCTGGTTAAGTGTGATGAGTCTAATAACACTCCAGACATCATTGATAATAATGAGTTTAGAGCTGACATCTTCCTGAAGCCAGCCAAATCAATTAACTATGTAACACTCACATTCGTTGCAACACGAACTGGAGTTTCCTTTGAAGAAGTTGCAGGATCTGTTTGATTTAAACTAATAAAACCATCAGGAGGAAAATACAATGTCAATTCCATTTAGAAGTTTATCTTCTTTTAAGAAGTCACTCAACGGCGGCGGTGCCCGCGCCAATCTGTTTGAGGTAGTTCTTCCAGGAGACATTCCTGGAGACCCTCAAGGTCTTGGTTCTTGGAATAATAACACAGATGTACAACTTGATTCCAAGTTCTTATGTAAAACTGCTGCCCTTCCAGCATCTAATGTTGCAGCAATTGAAGTTCCTTTTAGAGGAAGACAGTTTAAGGTTGCTGGAGACAGAACCTTCGATAATTGGTCTGTAACCATCATCAACGATGAAGATTTTGCAATCAGAAGAGTGATGGAAGGTTGGATGCAGTCAATCGCACAATACTCTGATCATAGTGGATTCACCGATCCACAAGATTACATGAGAAATGCCAAGGTTTATCAACTTGGTAGAGGTGACGTTACTAGAGAGCAAGGTGCTGGAACTCCAGGTTCTGCTAACATTCTCGCACAATACAGATTTGTTGACATCTATCCAGTTAACATTTCTGCCATTGACCTTTCTTATGATAACACAGATACCATTGAAGAATTCACTGTTGACTTTGCAGTACAATTCTGGTATCCAGTTGATGCAAATAATGAGGATGAAGTCAATGAAGCAGGAATTGAAGCTTGATAAATAATAGAACAAGTAAAGTTCTAAATTATATTAATGTCTAGATTATTTGGATTTTCAGTAGAAGATACTGATAAAAAACCACCCTCAGTAGTATCCCCCGTCCCCGAAAATAACGAGGATGGGGTTGACTATTATCTGACGAGTGGTTTTTTTGGTACTTCGGTTGATATTGAAGGTGTTTATAAGAACGAACAAGATTTAATTCGTAGATATCGTGAAATGGCACTTCATCCAGAAGTGGATAGTGCTATTGAAGACATTGTAAATGAAGCGATTGTTTCTGATACTTATGATAGTCCCGTTCAAGTTGAGTTATCTAATCTCAACGCTAGCGATGGACTTAAGAATAAGATTAGAGAAGAGTTTAAAAATATCTTAGAAATTTTAGACTTTGATAAAAAGTCTCATGAGATTTATAGGAATTGGTATATTGACGGAAGACTTTATTATCATAAGGTAATTGACTTAAAGAATCCTCAAGATGGGATTCAAGAACTTAGATACATTGACGCGCTTAAGATGCGTTATGTTAGACAGCAAAAGAAGACAGATCCAAATAAAATAATTGCTAATAACAGGTCACAAAATCCAATGGACTTGGATTTTCCTGAAATTGAAGAGTATTTTCAATACAATCCAAAACTGAAGAATGGTTATGGAAATACTAATACTGGAGGAATTAAGATTGCAAAAGATGCAATTACTTATTGCACTTCAGGTCTTGTAGATAGAAATAAGAATACTGTACTTTCATACCTCCACAAGTCAATTAAATCAGTTAATCAACTGAGAATGATTGAAGACTCTTTGGTGATCTATCGTTTATCAAGAGCACCAGAGCGTAGAATTTTCTACATTGACGTTGGTAATCTTCCAAAGGTCAAGGCAGAACAATATCTGCGTGACGTTATGATGCGTTATCGTAACAAGTTAGTTTATGATGCTAATACAGCAGAGATTAGAGATGACAAAAAATACATGTCAATGCTTGAAGATTTTTGGTTGCCTCGCAGAGAAGGCGGAAGGGGAACAGAAATCTCAACTCTGCCAGGCGGCCAAAACCTT